GCGATGGGGAACACCGCCTATTGGGATTTCTCCCTGACCGCCACAGAGCTACAGGCCGCCAAGATCGTCGTCACGGTGGCCGACGCGGCGACGAAGGCGGTCGAGGACCAGAGCTTCATCATCGTCACCTACGGCAACGCCTCGGCCGAACACGCTATCGACCTGGACGACGCGGTGCGCGCCGGCCTCACGGCGCTCCCGAACGCGGCCGCCGAAGCGGCGGGCGGTCTCTACACGCGCGGGTCGGGGGCGGGACAGATCAACCAGAACGCGAACGGCCAGGTCGATACCCGCACCGTCACGATGGCGGCCGGCGTGGTCACGGCCGCCGCGGTGGCGACCGATGCGATCGACGCCGACGCGCTGGCCGCCGACGCCATCGCCGAAATCGTCAACGCGGTGTGGGACGAGCTCACGAGCGAGGGGCGTGTGGCCGGCAGCTACGGCCAACTGCTCAAAGACAACCTGAACGCCGCGATTACCTCGCGCGCCGCACCAGGGGCCGCGATGGATCTCGTAGTCGATGCCGTAGACGCCACCGCGCTGGCGACCAGTGCGATCGACGAGATCCTCGACCGGGCGAGCGCCGTCGAGGGGTACACGCCGCGGGAGCTCTTCCGGCTCATGTTCGCGGTGTTGCTCGGGAAAGCCGACGGGATGGGCACCGCGACCGGGCACTTCCGCGACGCCGCCGACTCCAAGAACCGCGTGACGGTGACCCAGGACGCCGACGGCAATCGCACCGCGCTCACGCTCGATGCGACCTAGTGTTCCCCGATCGCTACTTCCCGCCGCGCTACTACCCGAACCGCTACTTCGGCGAGGGCGGCGGCGCGGGCCCAGGCCCCGGTCCCAGCGGCTTCGCCACGGTGCTGTACAAGCGCCACCGCATCCGTCTCGGGCAGTGGTACGGCTCGCATCGCTGGTATCACGTCATCCTGTTGTGCGTCCCCGGCTTGCTTCGTATCTTCGGCTGACCTCCTAGGAGCGCCGAACAATGGCGACCAACATCACCGCCCTGCCTGCGGGCACCCCGCGTAACGCGCCGACGATGCCGTGGCGCCCGCCCCAGCGACTCCTGGGATTCCTGGCGCCCGGCACCATCATCCCGGCGAACGACACGAATGGCGTGGTCGTGGCCTGCGCGGGATCAGGGCGGATCCGCATTGCCGCCAAGGTCTCTGCGGGCGGAACGCTCCGGGCCCGCTGGCTCCTGGCCGATCACGTCACGACGGTCACGGTGGTGGCGGCCAACCCGTTCGACCCGGGCACGGCGCTGGTCGCCAACACGGAGCTCGTGCTCGACATCGCGTCGAATCCCGGCCACGCCTACCTCGAGATCGCGGTGGTGAACGCCGGGGCGCCCTCGACGGTCGCGTACGTGGACGTCTTTCAGACGCCCTACTCGAACTAGATGGCCGGCTACGCTGGCGTTCCCCCGCTCCGCGCCGACCCGTTCACGCCGGACGAGTTTGACGCGAAGCGGGTCGAGCTTGCAAAACGGTTTTGGCACGGCCAGGACGAACTGCTCCGCCGGCGCGATCGCCAGGTCGAAGAGAACATTCGGATGCTCGCGGGGCAGCACTGGAGCGTCTACAACCCCTACCTCCAGAAGTTTCTCGACATCACGCAGTGGATGACCGACGATGAGCGTCGCTGGCGCCAGCGGCCCGTCGTGAATCGCGTGCTCTACTGGTACATCCTGACGCACTCGCGCCTCACCGAGAACCCGCCGATCCTCACCTTCCAGCCCTCGACGGGGGACCGTTTCGACGCCGAGCTCGCCGAGGTGGCGGACACGATCTTCAAGACCAAGTGGCGCGAGACGCAGATGCTCGAGGTGCTCGACCGGCTGATGGCGTGGATGATTCCGGGCGGCCGCGCGCACCTCATGTCGGTTGTGGACCCGCGCAAGGGCGAGCTGAAGGCCGCCCGCGGGCCGGCGGCCCTGACCCTCCTCGGGCCCGACGGCGCGCCGCTACCCGGCCCGGACGGCCAACCGATCGTGCGCGTGGTGCCCGACGCGCCGTACGCCCCGGACGAGAGCGGCAACTTCGTGCCCCAGGCACAGCTCACCGAGGCGGGGCTCCAGACGGGGACGGCGTACACCGAGCGCGAGGGCGATCTGCGCATCGACGTCCTGTCCTGTCTCGAGGTGCGCGGACAGTGGGGGCCACAGCCCTGGCACGAGAAGTCGTGGCACGAGCTCCGCAGCTTCCTGACGCCCGAGGAGGTGTACGAGCTCTTCGGCGTCGAGGTGCAGCCCGACACCCTGTTCGATGGGACAGACGATCCCGGCTACCTGACACGTCTCCTCTTCGGCACGGGCTTCTTCGGCGCCGCGTCCGCGAAGCCTGGCTCCGAGTTCGCCAGCTCGCCCGTCGGGGAGGGGTACTGCGAGGTCCTCTCGCTCTGGCAGCGTCCCTGTGCGTTCCCCGGGATGGAGGAGGACGACCGGCTGCCCGGCGGGCGCCTCCTCGTGGCGACGAAAGACCGCGTGCTGCGCGACGGACCGCGGCCGTTCCGCTTCAAGAGCGCGAGCTCGATCCGCACGTTCGACTTCGTGAAGGTGATGGGGCGGCCAAGCGGGACGAGCCCCCAGGAGATGCTGAATCCGCTCAACCGGGCGGTGAATCGCCACATCGCGCAGATCCAGCAACACGCGAACCTCGTCTCCGATCCGATCGCGCTGGTCGACGACCAGTCGGGACTGCAGAACGCGGAGTTCACCAACAAGCCGGGGGCGCGCTACGTCGTGCGTCGGCGCGCCGGTGTGCCCGCGCTTGAGTTCGTTCCGCCGCCGAACCTCGGCCGCGACGTCTACAACTCGCACAAGCTGATGACGGAGGAGCTCGAGAAGCTCGGCAACGTCGAGGGCGCCGAGGGCTCGCCGCCAACGACCGACCCGTCCGGGAAGCTCATCAAAGAGCTGCGCTACAACTCCGACCGCTTCCTCGGCAGTACCGCGCGTCGCACCGTCGAAGAGCTCGCGCGGATGGCCGATGACTGGATCGTGATTTTCGGCAAGCTCTACACCGAAGAGAAGGTGATCGAGTACGCCGGCGAGGACTCGGTGCCGCGGACGATGTACGTCTACCCCGAACTCTTCCGCGAGGGGAAGGTCAACATCCTCGCCGACATCGAGTCGATGCTCCCCGAGAGCCGCTCGGAGCGCATCAATCGCGTCAATCAGATGTACCAGATGGGGGCGTTCGGCCTGCCGGGCGACCCGCGCGCGATTCAGAAGTGGCTCGAGATGGCGCGCTTCCCGCACCTCGCGCGCACCGCGTGGCCGGGGGGCGTGCACTTCGTCACGGCCCAGCAGGAGAACGGCCAGCTCGCCCGCGGCGTGCCGGCGGCGCAGATCCCGGTCTTCGAGTGGTACGACGACGAGGTGCATCTCGCCGTCCTCGACAACTTCATGGCCGCGCCCGAGTTCTTGCGGGTCGACCCGCAGATCCAGTCGCAGTTCGTGATTCACCGGACGATGCACCAGCAGGCGTTCGCGGCGAAGCAACTCCAGGCGTTGAAGCAGGCCGTGCTGACGGCGCGCATCACGGGCGCCGCGGGCATCGACCAGCAAGGGCCGGCCGGCGGGAATGGCGGGCCCCCGAAGCCCCCGGCGGCCGAGCAGCCCGCCCAGGCCGGAGCCGCCGCCTAGGTGCCCCGGCCCCGGCTTCCGGTCAGCAAGGAGCGGGTCGCACGACTCATGCGCCAGCGGCCGGACGCCACCGCCGTGCACCGGCCCGGCCCCGAGGAGGGCGAGGTGTTCGATCCCGACCTCTGGACCCCGCCCAACCAGCCGCTCCCGCACGTGCAGTACGCCCGGCGCGTGTCGTCCGAGCGTAAACCGAAGCGCGCTCGCCGAGTGCGCGAAATCCCCAGGAGCCCCTGATGACGACCGCTGTGAGGCCCGAGACCGAGAAGCCCGTCGAAACTCCCGCGAAGCCAACGACGATCGCTGGGGCCGTGCAGGCCGCGCGAGACAACCTGGCCGCCTCGCAGGCCACCGAAGAGAAGCCCGAGACGGAAGAGAAGCCCATCGAGGAAAAGCCGGCCGAAGAGAAGCCGGCCGCCGACCCGGGCAAGACCGAGGAGGGCACCGAGGACAAGCCCGCGGAAGAGGCGGGGAAGGAAGGCGAGGAGACGACTGAGGCCAAGACGGAGTTCGTCGTCGAGGTTCCCGGCCGCCGTCCTGGCGAGGAGCCGATCAAGCTCGCGGTCGACGACGCCGAGACGCTCGAGCGCGTGAACCAAGCCATCAAGGGCGGCCTGCGACGCGACGAGTTCAACCGCTCGATGGAGGCGGTGAACCGCCAGCGCGAAGAGCTCGATCTCGTGGAGCAGCACTTGAAGATCGACCCGGTGGGGTTCCTCGTCGAGCAGGTGAAGCCGGACATCCAAGTGGAGCTGGTGCGCCACCTCCTCTCGCTGCCCGAGGTGTTCGAGGCCGTCACCGCGGATCTCGAGGAGTGGCAGGATCCTGACAAGGCGCGCGCACGCCGGGCAGAGCTCGGGAAGGACCGGGCCGATCGCAGTCGTCAGGCCGAGCGCGAGCTCAGTCACCTCGCCGCGGTCAGAGAGCAGGGACGGAAGATCCGCGACACCGTGGAGGCGCTCGTCCCCGCCGACATGAACGAAGAGGAGGCCGCGCTCTTCCGCGACGACTGCCTCACCGACGTCGCTCACTGGTGCCGAGCCAACCCCAAAGTGGCCCGCTTGCGCCCGGAGGAGGTAATCGGTATCCTCGAGCGTCGGCTCCGCCACCACGGGCTCACGCCCGAGTCGGCCCTGGCCGGCCTGTCCAGTGGACAGCCGCTCCGTCGCGCTACCGCGGCCGCCCCTAAAAAGGCCCCCGCGCCTAGCACTCCCGACGTACCCACGGCTCTCGCGACTGGCGCAAAGCTGAAGCAGGCGAGCGTCGAACGTCGTGAGGCCGCCGCCATCCCCGGTGCTGGGGCTGGTGCCCGACCCGCGAAGATCGAACTCCCTGCCCAGCAAGGCGTCAAGGAGCGCATCGGCTCGCTGCGGAAACTCATCCTGGGTGGATGAGCCGCCGAGCGACGCGCCCTTCGTTGCGAACCTTGTGACGTAGGGGGTTTCCATGAGACTGATTTCCTTCAGCGCCACGCGCCTCGGGGTCCTCCTGACCCTCACGGTCGTGGCGCTGTTCGCGCCTGCCGCGCTGACCGCCATGCCGTTCCTCCTGAGTCCCGGAGTGACGACCACGGCGTTCGCCCCGGGCGCCGCGTCAGACATCAACGAGGCGCTGAAGATTTTCTTCAACGACCCCGTGATCTACAACGTCGTGTCGGACGCGGAGCTGCTGTCGTACTTCGAGGAAGACAACAACGTCAAGAACGATGAGACGACCGGCGGTCGCTACATCGAGACCGCGCAATACTTCCAGCTTCCCGCTGGCGTCGGGGCACGCGCTGAAGGCGAATACATCCCCGTGCCGGACGGGCCGGTCATCAAGAACTCCCGCATCAACCTGAAGAAGGTCCAGGGCGTCGTCGAGATGACCGGCGACGTGATGCGGCGCGTCAAGGGCGACATGGGCGCCTATCTGAACTGGATGGAGCGCGCCCTGCCCGACCTCGTGACGCGGCTCAAGAACGAGCACGACCGGATGCTGGTCGGCTACGGCAACGGCGTGAAGGCCCGGATCGCATCGGTCGCCGGCGCGCCGCTCATCACGATCGACCGCGCGTTCGGCGTGACGATCGGATCGGCGCTGACCGATCCCTTCCTCCAGTTCCTCGAAGGCGAGCGTATCGTCGCCTCGGCGAACCCGACGGGCGCCCCGCTCCGCAACGCCGGCGCGGGTCAATCGGCGCGCATCACCATCGTCAACCCCGACACCACGCCCAACAGCATCACGGTCGACGCGATGCCGGGCGCGTGGGTGGCGAACGACTATCTGTTCGCCGGCGATCCGTCGGGCGCGTCGACGCAGGACGCAGGCGGTGCCGATCGCGAAGTCATGGGGCTGCTCGGGATGGTGGACGACGGGACGGTCCTCGCGACGTTCCAGAACCTCCTCCGGGCGACCTACAAGCTCTGGAACTCGATCGCCGTCGACGGCTCGGTCTCGCCGTACAACGGCGTGCTCTCCGAGGACCTGCTCGTCTTCGCGGACGACCAGACCTTCGTGCTGGGCGGGGGCAAGCCGGACGCCCTCATCACGAGCCGCTCGGGCTCGCGGAGCTACTGGAAGTCGCTGAAGGGCGATCGGGTCATCAACGATCCCCGCGGCTACACGGGCGGGAAGGGCCCGATGGGCATCCTACTCGGCGACCGGGAGCTCGCGCTCAAAGTCTGCCGGAAGCTGCCGCCCGAGCTCGCCTTCCTCACGCAGAAGGACACGTTCAAGCGGTGGACGCTGGGTGGCTACGTCTGGGATGACACCCCGGGCGCCATCTGGAACCGTGTGACGGACGGCACGGGCCGCAAGGACGCCTTCTACGCGGTCGGCAACATGTACGAGCAGCTCGGCTGCCTGGCTCCGCGCAAGAACTGCCGGATTCAGGGGCTCGCGCGCGCGTAACCTGACCTGACTCGGGGCTGGGCACCTCCGCCCAGCCCCAGCAGGGCTCCTGGGTAAGAAGGGAGCTTCGTATGGCAGTGAAGGACACCAAGATCGCCGCGGACGCGAAGGTCGCGATCGAGCGGCTGGTCGTTCCCATCATCACCGCGCTCACGCAGTCGGACGTCCTGGCCCTGGCCTTCGTGCCGGGGCACTCGTTCGAGATCGTGGACGTGCAGTGCTACACGCGCACGGAGGCGGGGGTGGTCACCGCCGACGTGAAGATCCAGACCGTCTCCGTACTCAACGCGGCCCTCGCGTTTGCGACGGCGACGCGCGTCCAAGGCGTGCTGGCGGCGGCCTTGGCGGCGCGGCGCGGGAGCGCCACGGACGCCATCAACGTGCACTTCACGACCGATGGGTCGGGCGTGTTGACCAACGGCTTCGTGGTCGTGTCGTATCGGCCCGTGCCGCTGAACGGCGAGGTCGCGACCGAGTAGGCATGGTCGAGCACTTCGTCGACTTTGCTGCGAGCCGTGAGGCGCCGGAGCACGTCGTCCGGCGCCTCCGCTCGATCGACGCGACGGCCGAGCTCCTCTGGTGGGGGCCGCGGCTGATGGACCTCGAGGTCGGCTATACCAAGCGGGTGACGGTCGTGTCGCCCGTTTGGCTGCTCGGCACGGTCAAGCAAAACGCCGTGCGCCGGCAGACGGGGTGGGGGATGATGCGGAGCCAGGAGCGCCTCGGCGTCCAAGGCAACAAGGACACCTGGCGCTACGCGCGGCTGATCTACCAAGGCTTCGCCGCCGTCGCGTTCTATCCGTACCGCGATCCCACCGAGGCGATCTACAACGATTTCGTGGAGCGGCAGTGGCGCTTCCTGAATCGCTGGGACGAAGAGGGGGCCCGCGCGCTCGCCGAGAGCGAGGGACAGCCCGAGTACGACATGGCGGTGAAGTACCTGACCGACAAAGCGAAGGCCGAGGGTCCTGGGCAGTGGAAGTTCGCCTTCGCCAAGCGTCGGTCCTTCGGCGTCAACTGATCGGAGGTTCGTGTGGACGAGTCGACTCGTGGCGGCCGTGACCCCGGCTACTTTGGGCACGGCGTCATCGGCAAGGAACAGTACGAGAAGGAGAAGCTGCAGACCGACGAGGGCTCCGCGGTGTTCGGCCCCGGCGTCCTGGGTCTCGCGGCGGATGCCGTCAACAAGCCTGGCCCCGGCGTCGCCGGCCAAGAAGTGAAGCCCGAGGACGTGCCGCCTACTCCTGACCAGCCACGGCTGTCGATCAAGGAGCTCGAGGAGGCATTGGAGGAGAACCCGGCGCTCGTCGACAAGCTCCTCGATGCGGAGTTTGCCCGCCCCGAGGGCGTGCGCAAGGGCGCGCTCCAGGCCATCGAGATCGCCGAATCGCTGCGGCCGGACGGCCCCCGCGAAGACGTGCTGCAGAAGATCGCCGCCGCGCTGGACGATGGGGCGTGAGCTCGCGTGTCTCTGACGCTCGGCGACCTCATCACGGCGGCACGGGACCGTAACCCGTACTTCACGCGGCAGAATGTGCCTCACGCCGTTGTGGCCCGGTACCTCACCGGGCTGCAGCGGCGGTATCTGTCGAAGATCGCCGAGACCAACGCTGAAGCCTACGCCCAACAGGCCAGCATCATCTTCGCGCTCGCGGCCGAGAACGCGATCGGCGTTGTGGGCGCCGGCACCGCCGGGGGACTGCCCGCCAGCCTGATCGCGGGCCAGCCGGCCGAGGTCGAGTTGCCCGCAGGCTCGGCGCTCGAGATGGACTTCGACCACGCGCAGATCCTCGTCCCACAATTCGTAGTCACCGGCGCGACGGCGCTGACGCTCGT